GGGAGAAAGCCATCGGTCATGTGATCGTTGTCGACCCATTCGACCCAACTACTCTTTTGTATCTACCCTCGCCACAGTATCACGATTTAGTGAAAACTGCTTTGGCTAACAAAACTCCTCTTACCGTAGTCCATTCTCTCGAAGACTCTATTCCAGAGGAACGAGAACTTCAATTGAACGAATCTACTTATCGTGCTTTTTTCATCAACGATGTTGAGATAAGAGCAGCCCGCAAATTAAAAACTACCCCCCCCCTAGCAAGTGATACCGCCAGGAGGATGATTAAGGAGTTAATGGAGGAAACAAAATTACTCCGGTCGAATCTAACTGCGGAAGATAGCAGGTCCTGGTTATCATTGATTCCAGAATACCTTCGATGCTTGACAGTACCGTCATTATTATGGCACAAAATACGTTGTCAAGAGATCCGTCTCCCCGAGACGGGTCGAGTAGGTCACGATTACGACCTCTCATCTTGGTATCCGGCTTCAAGAAAACCGATGGACGGGTGGATTCCACGAGGGGCAGAAGAGCAAATACATCACTACCACCAACGATGCATTGCATCCTTGGAGGCGACCTTGCTTGCAAGGTACGCCTGGACTGGAGCTACAATGATAGCTCGGTCCGGTCGTGCGCTCAACTGGGTAAAGACCATTCTTGGTACCTACCTCCATTTATGGCAACATAATGGACTGGAGTCTGCATCTGCAGTATTTGCAGAGGCACGGCGGCTTGTATTCAAGCACGCTGCTGGGACCCCAGAGAAAGTGGCCCTTTCAGGGTCTCTCTGTGTAGGTATCTCGAAAGGTCTCCCTACCATCTTACCTCGGGGCCTTCGTCGCTATATCTTACTAGATAATAGCGTGACTGCTTACCGCATAGCAATCTTTGCTCTGAGCGTTTGTGATCTGGTGCTTTATGATAAACCCCCAAAATTTAGCACTATAACAGATCCTTACGCAGGTCAACAACCACTTGATTGTGGGGCATTTCTCCAAGAGTGGCGAAATGCCGCGTTGGCCTTCCGCGGACGGTATGGGGCATTAAGCCTTCCGCAGTTCAGAGGCCTCCACCTCACCACTAAAGCCGGGCCCTTCGGGCGGGCGCTAGCGTCGGCACCGTTGGATGCTATCGCATTAGAGGCCTCGCCAATTTACTTGGCTTGGTCATCCCTTGCGGTAGACTTTGGAGCACATCTGCTCATCCAACAGGTGACCTGGATAGCTTGGTTATGCCGAGCTATTTTCCAATATATACCAGCGTATACCGAGTCATGGATGACTCGGTTCCGGTCGCGATTGTCTACGATTAGACAATGGCCGTACCTCGAGGTCTTATGGCCTCGATGGAAATCGCAGGTTACGTTACCGATCCAACCTGTTTCGAGAAGGTTGGGAACTTACCCTACGGGTAAGATCTCAACTAAACTTGAACCACGCGGAAAGGTGCGTATCTTTGCGATCCCGGGATATTGGATCCAGGCAGTGTTACGTCCCTTACATGATAGTATCTTCGATTATTTGAAGCTACTACCACGAGACAACACTTTCGACCAACTAGCGGGCGTGGAGAGGATTATGGCATCGAAGGCCAAGAAGATATGGTCGTACGACTTGTCGGCTGCAACGGATAGATTTCCGTTGCGTCTCCAACAAGCCGCACTTGAGGAATTACTTGCCGGTCGGAAGGCTGAGGCTGTAAACATAGCGTCAAATTGGGCGGAGATACTCCGCGGCACTGAATTTTATGTGCCAAAGTTAAGACGAACCTTATGTTACAGCGTCGGCCAACCTATGGGAAGTTACTCCTCATGGGCGACTTTTACCCTGAGCCACCATATTTTAGTTCTTATGGCAGCTCGGAGAGCGGGATTTCCTCATACTGAGGAATTCCTTGCTTATGAGATCCTAGGGGATGACATCGTCTTTTATGGCGACGATCCCCGAGTGGAAATCGTAGCTGAGGCATATCGAGTCTTATGTGACTCGATTGGGGTGACGATCAATCCCAACAAAGGGGTTGTCTCGTCGAACGGGACCTTCGAGTTCGCAAAGTGCCTGGTCCAAGATGGACATATTCTCACCACTGTGAAGTGGAAAGAACTGGCAAGTTGCTGCTCTACTGCTTCGTTCTTAGCCCTCGTGAAACGTTTCCGTAAGTTAACGGGTCACGTGCCTCACCTCCGAACTAGCTTAGAGATTTACTATGCATTAGTAAAGGGGATTCCTTGCCCTAAACCGTTGCATCGTCTCAAAGATTCGGCCTTCATGAACTTATGTTCTAGAAGGGCGATGTTTGGGTCGATCATCGTGCTTTTGACAGGCCCTACGGGCCCGTACATGTCTACTTTTGTCGATTGGTTATCCAATAGGGCTATTGCCCTGGCGGATTTCCATCCTAACTCTGGTAGATATGTTAATACAAAAGACACGATGTACGTACTTCACAGTCGGGTAGCTACCCGAGTCGTTGCGATTGCACGACGACTGCAAAGTGAACTCGTGGCACGGCTTCTCAGAGGTGCACCGCTTACATCGGCGATGCTTGCAACCTTCTCAAGAGCTTTAGATGTTGGACCCAAAGCCCAGGAGACAGCCGATATTCTCGCATATAACTATGCGAACGACTCTAGTTTCACCGGGTTAGTCCGTACGTTAGTACAGAATTCTCCCGGCTATACTACGGTTGCTCGGGCGGTCAGGGACCTCGTGGAATTCGGTATCGACAATGAGTACTTTAAAAGTACAGACGAAATATCGTCTCTTGTTTTCAACCTACATCCCGATAGGAATTTCGCGTTAGGTCTCGTGCCTGATCTTTGGATCGGGCGACCGTATAACGAACACCTTGGTATACCTGTCCGGAGAGAATCTAATGAATTAGACTCAATCCTTTCAAGTATGGTGCTTCCTACCTGTGAGTTCCTGCCCGCCGGGGCGGCGAACATGCAACTAAGAAACGCCGGTTCTCTATCTGCCTTCGCAACAGCGAAGATAGATAGTTTCCTTCCGTCGGCATTGCCGGCGTTTGGGTATGAACTCAAGGATGTAATCCAAGAGTTCGAGGCCAAGGCAGTTTTAAGGTTGTACGATCTACTAAGGCCGTTAAGCCTGTTCGATGCCATCCCTATGTCGGCTTACGGGCCGACTCCTGACCTTGATTTAAGTGCCCTACCCCGTCTGTCATTCTTTGACAACGTTCGGATCGCCTGGAAAGACTTGATGAGGGTCTCACCAGGTGATGACGAAAAGTTATCTTTAGATGCACAGACTCCAGCGTCTCTTAGTTCGGTCGTTCCTTCAGTGTTTCCCGTCGCTAGACGGGAGTCGCTGATCATTCCAATTGCCGCAGATCTGCGACAGTGGAGTGATGAAGACCAGAGGGTCTTCGATGCGAACCCTTATAGCGACCATAATATTTATATGGCCACTAAGGACACTGGTCCTGCACTGGGGGTGCCTCGCTCATAGCGGGGTGATTGCTAATCGCGAAAGTGCAGAACGTTAGGGACACGTTAGCCCTTGGTCGCCATACCATAAAATGGCTAGGCGCGGAGCCGAGTCTCCGAATGGGAACTGACATGTGT